CTGTATACGAATTACAAGGGGTAATTGGGACCCGGTAAAAGAAACTTATGATGAAACCCGATTTGAATATTCAGGTCGGTGTGTGGCTGGCTCATACAATCAGCAGGAAATAATCACTCTAGGTGTACTTGCCACAGATAAAAAGGCCATGCTTCTGCAGAATGAAGTCACAGCAGAGCCATTGCTTGATGATGAATGGCAGTTAACTGATGGTAAATACCGGGTGATGCATAAGAAGCAAGATCCTGCAGGCGTATCGTGGACTATCCAGCTGAGGAAGGTGTGATGGCCTGGAAAAACAAACCAAGCAACTTTTCATTCAACGTCAAAGCGGATGCCGAGAAGTTAATTAAAAATACTGCGGCTGATGTGGCTCAGGGTGTAGTTATGGCAACTCCAGTCGATACGGGTGCTGCACGTAATAACTGGATAGTTTCAGATAAACCGGATTATTCAGTGAATGAGGGCTCGGATAAGTCAGGACAGGGTGCACTTCAAAAAGCATTTGTCTTTATTTCCCAAAATGCAAAGCTAGGCTCGATGGTCTATATCCAGAATAACTTGCCATACATTGAACGGCTTGAAGATGGTTATTCTCAGCAGGCACCAAGCGGCATGGTAAGCACAACAATGGCAGCAGTCAGACAGAAGTATGGTGGCTAGTATGGCAATGACACTTGAAGAAGCCCGGCAAGCTATAACATCACGGCTCACCACATTTACAGGTATTACTCAGGATCGAGTCCAGTATCCCAACTCGCCTAACTTCACGGTTCCGATTACTGGTCTTTGGTGCCGCGTAACCATTAACTATGGGCCAAGTTTTATTGCAGGTTTAGGTGATGGCCTGTGCTACCGGGATGTTGGACAGATTGCGATTCAGTGTTTTGGCCGGAAGAATACTGGCGAGAAGGCACTAACACAGCTTGCCGATTACTGGCGTGATCATCTTCGTGAGCTGGCCGTAAGTCATTTGGAAATCCCTTTAGTCCATGCACCAAGACGTTCGGAAGATAATGACTTTGTGCAATATCTGGTGCTTGCTGATTTCAGAGTCAATTAAAAAGATTCAATTTATCCACCGCCTCACAGGGCGGTTTTTTTATGCCAAAAAATAAGGAGAGCAAAATGAGCTCTGGTGCAAAAATTCGCCTCTACTATGCAGCAGAGGAAACCCCGGAAGTATTGCCAGCCGTACCCGTATGGAAAACAGTCCGCCGGGTCACAGATGGCCTTTCAGAATCAGTAACTACCGAAACCTCAAATAGCGTTTCAGACACACGTTTCCGTCAAGGTGGTATGGCGACTGAAGCAGAGATTACTGGTTCGCTTGAAGTTGAACTATCCATTGGACTGTTTGATGATTTCTGGTCAGCAGTGGCTATGAATGAGTGGGTAGCCAATGTATTGAAGTTTGGTGGTGATGTTCGAAAAACATTTACCTTCGTTAAACACTATTCAGATACGGGCCAAGTCTTTATCTATCGCGGTGTCCGTATTGGTGAAGCTTCACTATCTATTGCGACTACAGGCAAAATCACAGCAACCTTCGGGCTTGTCGGCACCGACTTTGAACGCACTACTGTAAACCCAGTGGTTGATGCTTTACCCGTACCTGATGCTGTCATGGTTTCTGCCCTGAATGTAGGCGACTTGACTGTTAATGGTCAAGGTATTGTGGGTACATCCTGCCTGCAGTCACTTGAACTTAATATCTCCAATAATCTTGAAGCAATTCGCTGTATCGGCAATCAAAAGCTTTCAGCTCAAACCTATCTGGAAAAGATGGTCGATATTACGCTGAGCAGCCAGTTCATTTTCTCAAGTCAGGCAGCCGGTTACATCGATTATGTGAAATCTCGCGATACCATGCCGTTAGCATTCTCTATTGAAGATAGTGAAGGGAATGGATATGCCTTTGAGTTCCCTGAACTGGAAGTGTCAGAAGCCAATCATCCGGACGGTGGTGGGGAGGATACAATCATGCTTGATGTGAGCTTTAACCACATCAATGTTTCGCCAGTGATTACACGAATTATTGCACCTTAACCTTTTGGCCCTCCGGGGCCTTTCTTTTTGGGATAGAACCATGGCTTTAAAAGTCGCAATTACTCAAAACAAAGAAGTATCAGCATGGCGCGAATTCCAGGGCGCTGAATTTAAAATACGTGGCATTGCTCATAAAGCATTTCAGGTTGCTGAAGAACGTGCCCGGAATCAGGTTGTATCTAAAGGATACGATGTTTCCTTAGCTGGTAATGATGACAAGCTCTTCCATGAGCTCCTATTGGAGGCTGTGGCATCACATCTTATTGAGGACTGGAAGGGAGTGGAGTTTATTGAAAATGGTGAAGCTGTTGAACCGCCATATTCACCTGAGAATGCTTACAAGCTCCTGAAGAACACGAATATAGGCTTAGATCTTTGGGCCTTTGTTCGCAAGGAATCAGAAAAACTCCAAAAAGAGGCCGATGGATTTCGTGATGAAGTCGTGGGAAAGTCACAGAGCTCTATCAGTATCTCAACCGATACGCCGGACTCAGCGAACACGAAATAAAACAAAGGGAAGCATTGGGAATTAAGCAGCCTGATCCACCCCTATATTCCTATGTAGCAAACGCCTTGCTTGAAGCATACAACACGATTGCCCGGTCACGAAGATATGAACAGGGCACACCGCTTTCACTCGGCATTGCCGATCTAAATGCTTACTGCGAACAGTATGAGTTACCGGTAGAGCGATACATCTTCAATGCTGCGATCTTTGCTATCGACAATATTTATCTGGATGAAGCGTTTAAAGCTCAAGAAAAAAGAAGTCGTGAGTTGAAGAGGAAGCGTTAAATCACTCAACCGACTTAGCCCAACCCTCATGCAATTTGGAGATAGTACGTAAAAGAAATCAGGTTAGCTTGGTTTCTTTAAACTTTTAAATAATAAGAAAACCGCTCAACAGGTCTCTTAGTCATAACTTGACGGAGAGGGGCATAACAATATTGACATTTTGTCAACACAAGAGTATTGACGATTTATGCGCATGCGCATAATATTGCCCACATAAACCCTTTTATCATTTGATAACAGGGTATTTTTATCATAAAAAATTGGGGACGTTTTAATGCAACTTTTGTTAGCTAAGACAAAGCTAGATGAAGTATTAGAATTTTTCACCCATCCAGGACCAAAAGATCTCAAACCATTTGGTATAGCTGCCAAGAAAAAAGCTGAATTGCGCAGAAGTCTAACAGCTCTTTCTAATAAAGATGTTTTTGACAGTGCTACCGGACAAGCATTTATTGCAGTTTACGAAAATAACTGGGATCTAGCTATATCAAATCTTCGTACAGCATATAATTTCACTAATAAGTCGACTAGCACTTCTCTCAACTTGGCAAATGTTCTATTTATTAATGGGCAGCACGAAGAAGCAATAAATATTTATATTCATGCGATGAGTCAGTCATCTAATGATCAAAGACTTTTTAATGAAATTTTTCAAATTATTATTCCTTATCATTATTTAGATGAGGTAAATAGACTTATTGAAGTTACAGCTGGGATAGAATTAACAGCTAATCAGGTCCACGCTATTGAAGTATCAAAAAGGGCATTATTATTTTTAGAAGAAATTAATGTTTCCTTAGAGGTTTTTCGTTCTCATAGAATTGCAGCAGAAGCTATAATTTATAAGTACTTTACTATTACTACAAAATTTAGAGATGAAACTCATAGAGATGAATCTCGTAAAATGTACTCAAGTTTCTTATATCTTCCTATGACTGACAGTGAGTACAAGGCTAATCATAATTTGATTGGTCAAATGAATGATGACTTGCTTGATTTGATAATAAATCTGAAGAAAACTAAATTTTTGAATCAGGAAGATGAATTTAGAAAAATGTCTAAAAATATAAGTCTGATTTTCTCAATTGATTTTTTAGAAGAAGAGGCAGCATGATTAATCATAATGATTTTAAATTAGCTGCTGATTTTCTTTTAACAAGTAAGGATAGTTCCGGCCTTAACCTTGAATGTATCTATAGATGTAGCTCTGGTAGATATTATTATGAACTTTTTCATATTGTAAAAGAATGGTTGCAAATAAGCTTTCCTCAAGAGTATAAAGCCTCAGGTGGTGGAACTCATGAGGCATTACAAGTATGCTGTAGCCTGATTTTTGACAAATTAGAAGATAATCAATTTGAAAAGCTAGAGAGAAAGCTAAGGAATCTACACAGTTTGCGTGTAAAGGCTGACTACTATTTGACACAAACCTTTTCTAAAGGCGATTTAATTACGATGCAATCTGAAACTGAAAGGACTATATCTTTAATTAATGTCTTGACAGAAAAATATTCTCCCACAAAAACAGCATGAATAATCAAACCATCCTTCGGGATGGTTTTTTTGTGCCGGAATTAGTATCTTACACCCTCCAATGGGGGAAATAAGATGAAAAGAATTTTAACAACATTATTAACTGGGGCAATTTCTACATTCACAATGGCGGCTACGTGGCAAGAACAGCAATTACCTGTTCAGCGAGCAGAGCCAGTGCCGATGGGTGAGC